GTGGGCTGTGCCCACAGCATACAGCGATGACGGCCTTGTAGTCGCTGTGTGGGGAAGCGGAGAGCTTGAACCTTGCCCGGCCTGCCTTGGAACCGATATGGAGCTGTTGGCGGAATATGAGTGCCGTCATGATGATGGCAGTGACCGCGTGGTGGAAATTTTCCGCACAAAAGAGGTGAAGTATGCCTAAACTGCTTTCTGGAGTATGCCCTGATACGCTGCTTTCCGGCCTTGCCGCAGCCAAGGCTGCCAAATTGTCCGAAATCAATGCGGTCTGCAATCGCGCGGTCTCCCGGCTCACTGAAACCTACCCTGACCGCGAGTTGCTGACGTTTGACCAACAAAAGACGGAAGCCGAAGTCTACACGTCTGACCCGTCTGCGCCTGTGCCCTTGCTTGCCGCTCTGGCGCAGGCGCGTGGCATTGAGCTTGCCGACCTGGCTGCGCGTGTAATTGCGAAATCTTCTGCCTTTTCTCAGGCCTCCGGCTCGCTCATCGGGCAGCGACAGGCACTTGAAGACAGGCTTGACCTCTGCAAATCCGTGGCTGAGGTCAATGCCCTTTCAGTAAATATCGCTTTGTAAGAGGTGTGATAATGGCAATCCGTATGGTTGGAGAGGGCGTTCCGTTTGAACGCACACGCCGAATCACAGGGTATCTTGTGGGCACTCTTGACCGTTTCAATAATGCGAAACGCGCAGAGGAGCGCGACAGGGTGAAGCATGATGCAGACTACAAACCGCGTGAAGGTGCTGGGACACAATCTTCGTCAAGCGGCCATTGCGCTTGACCAGTTGGTCAATGCTCTGGTGGGGGCAGTGTTGGCACTGTTGCACCTTGCCGGGATTCTTTGGCGTCCAGTGGGATTGTGGTGGGCGGATGAAACCATCAGCGCCCATTGCTGGCGGCTGCGTCACTTCCCTGTTTGGGGCTCTGCCCGAAAATGCGTTGATACTCTTCTGTTTTTTGATTCCAACCATTGTGAGGAATCATACAAATCAGAAGTGCTGCGGCTGCAATGTCCACCAGAGTTACGAACCAACGAGGTTAAAAAGCCAAGCCACAGCCAATCATCTACGCCACATTAACCTAGTTGATTAAGGTTTTTGTATTCATTTCCCGTTATTAAGCGGGGATGAGTGCGCCAAGGAAAAAACTGACGGGAGTGGGCGTCGCAATACGAGAGTTCCGGTTACAATCGGGGCTTTCGCAAGACGAACTTGCCGACCGCATGGATATAAGCACTCCATACGTGTCCATGCTCGAAGGCGGCAAAAGGTATCCATCTATAGAGATGCTCATCAGAATTGCCATCGCATTGGAGGTGCGGCCGGGCGCCTTGCTGGATCGCATAGCCGAACAGTATGACCCTGACCGCACCCTTTCTTCTGCGCCAAAGGGAAGATAAAGTGGCTCTGGAAGACTTCACCCTGCTTGCCAAAGTTTTTGATCTCGATGTGGAAACTCACAAGATTGTTAAAAAATTTGAGCGGTCCGAACGGCATGTACTGTCGGCTGAAATTCGTCAGACTGTGGCGCTTGTCGAACACTTGCTTATCCGGGCTGCCAAGGAGCAGCTTGAAGAGCGCCGCAAACGTCTTCCTCCAGAGCGTACCCGTGAGCTGCAACGTCAGATGGATGTCGAACTGGAATATCTGAAGTTGCAAATTCGTAAGTCTTACGAGCTGCGGCTTGTCAACGAAACTTGCTACGGCATATGGGCAACGCGGATTGCAGAAGTCGGACGTATGCTTGGCGCATGGATAAAGCAGGTTGAAGCAGCAATAGAAAAAGCAACTCCGCGCCACCAGGGGCGCTTGTTGTAAACTTTGGGATGCAGGGTCAACCTCGGCGGTCACTGGACGGAAGCGGCTCGTGCTGGCCTTTTCTGCCAGACTCTGCTCAACCCCGCGAGCAATGCCACTGCCTGGATCGGTTGCCGCCTCGCAATACGCACTTGGGATGAGGGCCTAACCTCGGCGGTAACTATGGTGAAGCGGCTCGTGCTGGCCTTTTCTGCCAGAATTGGATACAGCCTGCGTCCTTCGCGAATACCAACATCGGTTGCCGCCTCGCAAAACGTACTTGGGATGTGGGCCTTCCTCGGCGGTACATGGGATAATGCGGCTCGTGCTGGCCTTTTCTGCCAGAACCTCGCTAATCCCGCGTCCAATGCTAACACTAGCATCGGTTGCCGCCTCGCAATACGTGCTTGGGGTGAAGGCCTGACCTCGGCGGTGATTGGAGCCAAGCGGCTCGTGCTGGCCTTTTCTGCCAGAACATGAATAACGCTGCGTCCAATGCGGCTGCAAACATCGGTTGCCGCCTCGCAATCCGCCGCACCTGAATGCGTACCTTCACGGAGGTGCGCCCCGTTGTGCGATTTGGGGCCTGCATTCCACCTCGGCCAACAGCGCCGGGGAAACCACAAAAAGCCCGGTGGGGCCAGTACCGCAAGGGAACGTGCCACCGGGCCATGCTGGGTTAACGCATGGCAAAGCGGGCTTCAAATCTCTGGCCGACCATTACCTCTTTTGAAAACCTTGTTGCCGCCTGGAATGATGTGCGGCGCGGTAAAAGGTTTTCCCCTGTCATCCTCGGATACTGGCGCAACCTTGAGGAAAATCTTCTCGGTCTGCAGCAGGCGCTGGTCGATCACGGTTGGGGCCCGAAGCCCTTACGACTGTTTTCAGTTACTGAACCCAAGCCCCGCGTAATACAAGCTCCGGCTTGTGAAGACCGTATTGTGCATCACGCGCTGATGCGCGTGGTCAAACCTTACTTCGAGCGCCGTTTTCGGGCTGAAACGTGCGCTTGTCGCAAAGGTTTGGGCATTCATGCGGCCAGCCGCATGACTACAGCGCATCTACGGGCGGCGGCGGCGCGCTGGGGGCATCCGTATATCCTCAAGTGTGATGTCTCCGCCTTTTTCCTGTCCATCGACCACGAGATATTGATGCAGCGCGTCAGCCGTCTTTTTAAAGACCCTGATGTTCTGTGGCTTTTTGAAACCCTTATTCGCAAATGCCACGGATATGACGGCGTGGGCCTGCCCCTGGGCTCATTGACGTCGCAGTGGCTTGCCAACCTGTATCTTGACCCTCTTGACCATTATCTGACTGATGAAATGGGTTCACCGTACTACGTGCGGTATATGGATGACTTTCTTTTGATCGGGCCGAACAAAGAATGGTGCTCTGTCGCCTTGGATCATGTGCGCACCTTTCTTGCCTGCCAACGCTTGGCCCTGAACCCCAAAACATCGATTTTTCCCGCAAGCCACGGCGTAGACTTTGTGGGGTATCGGCATTTTGTTGATTTTACGCTGCCTCGCAAGCGCACGGTCAAGCGCGCAAAAAAACAACTAAAAGCCCTGTGTCGCATGTATGCACAAGGACGCGCAGACCTTGAGTACATTCGTCCCAGGGTGGCAGCCTTCACGGGGTATATGCGCCACTGTGACGCCCATCGTACAGTCGATGCAATTCTTCAGGACTTCATTCTCTCACGCCCTCCATCAAAATAGTCAGTTAAGACTATTGACCCCGCTTCGGCGGGGTTTTTTATTGTGCTGAAATAATTGCTTTTTTGTGTACATTTGTCGTCCCTATGGTATGAATAAGTTATGTAATTTCAATAAGTTATTCAAAAGGAGCAAAAAATGTACAATTCGTCATTCTATCCCACCCCGGAAAAAGTAGCCCATGCCATGCTGGCAGGCTTCACCCACGAAGACCTTGCTCAACGGTCTGTACTTGAACCAAGCGCGGGTAGAGGCGACCTTGCGGAAGCCGTGGCCCTCGCTATGAACGGGCCGTACCATGCTCTCAGCGAATTTCGTAAAAGAATAAACTGTGTTGAGATTGAACCGGAATTACAAGCTTCTTTGCGCGGCAAGGGGTTCCCAATGGTTGGCACGGATTTCCTCTCTTTCTGGCCGGATGAACGGTATAACATGATTGTCATGAACCCGCCTTTTGCAGACGGGGATAAGCACCTTCTTCACGCGTGGGAAATTCTTGATCACGGCGATATACTTTGCCTGCTCAACGAGCAGACAGTGCAAAACCCCTCGACCGAAAGCCGGAGGCTGCTCGCGTCCATTATTGAAGAACACGGCTCCACCAAGCCTCTTGGAAGCTGCTTTGTAGATGCGGAACGCAAAACCAAAGTACGAGTCTCTCTGATACATCTGAAAAAAGAGAAAGAGGAACCAGCATTTGACTTCATGCAGGCCGGCCCGGAAGAAGATCCTTATGCAGCCTTCAAGGATGGAAACTCTTTTGAATCTGAGCTTGCCACCCGCAACATTGTGGGCAATCTGGTTGCCAATTATGACCGCTGCCGGGAGCTGTTTCTTGATATCGCGCACATGACGCAAGAGTTAGGGCACTATATCAAGGCGTTTCCGCGTTTTGGCAGCGAAGCCTTTGCTGATTCTGTAAAACCACTCATTGAGGGTAAGCCTACCCGTCAGGTTCAGGAGTATGCCTTCAACACTTTCGTTCGCAAACTGAAGGTTGTCGCATGGGCGCAGGTGTTCCAGTTCACAAAAATGGATAACTTGGTGTCTCAGGGGGTACGCGATGAGATGCGGGTGCTGCTGCAGAATAATGAACGCATGGCCTTTTCAGAGGCAAATATCGTTTCTCTGCTGGAAACTCTGTTCCTCAACCGTGGAACAATCATGAAACAATGCGTGGTAGAGGCCTTCGACAAGATGACGCGCTATTACAAGGAAAATCGTGTGCATGTGGAAGGTTGGAAAACCAATGACGCCTGGAAGGTAAATCGGCGTGTGGTTCTTCCCAGAATTATCGATACCTCATGGTATGCAGCAGTGCACTATGATAAAAAACCGATACTTGATGATATTGACCGGGGCATGGCGTTTCTTGAAGGCAAAAAACTGTCCGATGTTCCAGTAACGATGGTACAGGCACTTGAAGCCTTGTTCAAAGATAACGGAGCCGGGTTCTCTGGCGTGCTGTTCGAGTCAACGTACTTTGAAATGCGTGCCTATCTCAAAGGCACACTGCATCTCAAATTCCGCGACAAGGCCCTGTGGGAACGGTTCAATCTCACGGCAGCCGATGGTAAAAACTGGCTCCCTGATGATGTAAAAGCCCGCGAAAAAGCGGACAAGGCCCGAAATAGACACGCTGACAAATTTGGTCTGCCTCTCACCGTATAGCTGCCGTAAGGGAGGAATTATGCATCCGACTACGCTGACCCTGCATATCCACCGCAATATGGCGGAGGATGGCGCGACACTCATCGATCTCGGCGGCTGCCTCGTGCGGCTGTATGAAGATAAATGGACAGCCCTTGACCGTCACGGCAGGTTCATTTTTACGGATAAAGAGGTGGCACAACTTACCCGCATGCTGGCAGACGTATCGGCCAGCGCCGCATTACTGCGGAAAAAAAGGAGATAGACCAAAATCTCACGTCAAATAAGGCCCCTCAATTGGGGCCTTATTTTTTTTGGCTTGGTGGCTGTTCTTGAGTCCCGATGGCCAGTGGACACAGTTCCAAAGGAGAAGCTATTTCAAAGTGCATTTTTTTCGCTTGGCTCGGGGTTAAGCCGAGCTGTCGCCCGGCCACGGCATAGTCAATATCGTTCGTTGTCCTCACGCCCTTGGTTTGCCTATACACCGCTTCTGAAACCTTTATGCTTTTTCCCCCTGGGCCAAAGGCCTTTTCCTTCATGGCCCATGCTTCACGCGTTCCGTTTCCAGCCTGGGCACGAGCCAGCGGTACCGCGCGGGAAACGCAACTTTCCATCAACAAAACATTGACTAACGCGTAGTCGGAGAGCCTTGCATCATAATACTGCAGGGCTGCATATGCGGTTTCTGCAAGTTGTAGGGCAGAAATTCCACTCATGTCTCGTGTACGGGTGCTGATAAATATTTTTGCCCTTTTTACGCTTTGAGTGGATGTGTTTTCTGCTCCGCACAAAACGTATGGCACCGGCTTGTGCTGCACTGTTTTCCCGGCATGCTGGCCGGAGGGGAATGCTTTGCGTACAGCCGCTTCTTGCTCCGGAGTCAGCTTGGGTAATGTCGGTGGATTCGCATGAACAGGCAATGAAATGATAAGTAATAATGCCAAAAGAAAAACGCTTTTCATTTTTCCTCCCCTTTAATGCTATTGCATGGGGCCTGTTACCCGTCTCCAGGGGCAATGCCCGGCATGCGGGCAGCTATTCTCCGAGGGATTTCTTCCTCGGGCTTCATTCCCAATTGCTCGCGTAACTCATGGGCGTTGTGCTCCGCAGCAACGAGCTGGGCGCGCAAGCGTTCCAATTCTGCATTCAGCGGGCTTGGCATGAGCATCGGTGCAGAGGCTCTATGCTCGTGTTGTCCGAACTGTATCCAGCCGGGATTGGGGCCATAATGCAGCCAAAAATGGTGTAACCATGCGTCAGGAATGGGAGCCGGGGGTTCAGGTATGTCGCTTTCATGCGCGCCCTGGTCTCGCCATTCGGCTAACGCCTGCCGGGCCGCAAAATACCGCGACAACCAAGGGCGAATTTCTGAATAATCCGCACCAAAAACCAATTGCAGTTGTAGCGCGTCATGCGTGTTGATGCCTGTCAGTGCGGCAATGCGGGCAAGGGCATCATCAGGGCAAGCTGTAAGCGCAGGTGCTTCTGTGGCGTTGTCAGCATCTGTTTTAAGCATTGGCTCTTCACCAAAATAGAGCCATTCGCGCCTGAGGTCAGGGCGCAGCTCAGAGATTTTTTCCAAATGCGGCCAAAGGTTGTCTTGGCGTTTAACATTAAGCCATGCGCTGAACGTGCTTTGCGGAATATCCAAAGCTTCCGCCAAGGCTTTGTCAGAGCCAAAGCTGTGCTTTGAAATTTTCCTTATCCTTTCAAATAATTTCATAATTTCATTTTCTAGGATTAAAGTTTTAGTTTTTAGGTTTTAACTTTTGACAGAATCCTAAAAACTAGGTATTTAGATACCAACAGCTCCGCATATTTGGATGACAACCTAATATCTAAACCCAATAGCAGGGATGAAAAATCATGGCAACCGACATACATAGCCGCTTTTTTGAGTTGCGCCAATGGATGGTTGAGCATGAAGTTACCTATAGATTTCTCGCTCCTCACTTGGACATCTCTGAGGCATGTGTGCAAAAGATGCTCAGAAATTCCACCATTCCCACAAGGCACCACCGGGTGCTTGTGTCTTTGGGCTTCCCCGTTGACTTGCTTCCCAAGGGCAAAGACCGGAAGCCCGGCCCCCGCCCTAAAATACCCAATCTCCCCGCATTGTGCCAGCAGGAACGGAGAGCCATAGGCGCATAGGTGTTATCTTATGTATCGCTTTTTTGCGTCCTGTACCACGCTAATTTAATGGGAATTTTAGCATGTCTAACCGAACCTCAAAAAGCAAGCCATCATCCAATACATTGTCTTTGCTTGCCATCATCAAGACAGAACAGGAGCAGAAAGGCACTGTGCCCGTCTTTGGCGTTCAGGCAAGCTGGTTGTGCTTTGGTTCAGGCCTCGCTGCCCGTCTGCTCAAGGGTTGGGAAAGCGGCAAGCACTCTCTGGACGTTCTGCAAATTTCTGACGTGGCTTACCTGTACCGCCTGTATAGCGCGAACGCGCCGGGTGCTCCTGCTGCCCTCATATGCCCGGCCTTGGGCATTGATACTACGGGAGATTTTTTAACGCTGTTGTCCCTTTTGAACGAGAGAGCGCAAGCGGATGCCGAATTACGTACGGGGAAAAAATACTCAAGAGGTAATCCCCGGCTGCAGGGCGTCAGCGATATAGTGCAAACCACCGCTTGGCAGGGGGAAACGCGCCCCTTGCTTACCACAGGAGAGAAGTCGTGAAGGGTTCCACACTGGTAGAGATCTGTCGGGGCATGACAAAAAATGCCCCCAACGGCTTAAAAGCCGAAATTTTGGCAGGTATTATAGGCAAAGAGTATCCCGCCCTCATGAGCGAGCTGTCACAGCAACCTGGGCATAAGCTCGGTGCAGAAGTAATGCTGCGGCTCATGAAAGCCAGTGATGGGCGCGCTCCCATACACTTCATGGCTCAAGAGCTTGGTGGTGTTTTTGTCGAGTTGTCTCCTTGCGCCATTCCTGCACATGGCCTGACGCGCGGCCTGGTCGAATGCGTGAAAGAATTTGGTGAATTTATGACTCAGGTGGCGCGAGCCCTTGAAGACGGTTCTGTGACGCAGGAGGAGCTGCACCGCATAGGCCGTGATGGGCAAGAGGCGCTAACGGCAATTCTCAAGGTTATGGAGTTGGCCCGGATGGCACAACGCGACTAGCCCAAAAAAACCCCCGGCTGCGCCAACAGCCAGGGGTCAAACTCCCGAAGGAGCAATAGCATGCCGAGAATCTATTTCAACCCTCAGTCCAATGTCAAGCCCGGTTCAGGGACGCAGCGTCTCAACACCTATTACGTCACCGTCGGCGGGCAGCGTCATGACGTTTCAACGACGCACC